GGCAGGTGGCGTTTGGATGCCTACTGGACTGAGGTAGAGAGGAGGCAGAACTGGGACAGGTTGGAGACGATGCTCTGGAAGGCGTGGGACGACTACTTGGTGCGGAAGGAGAAGAAGGTGGTGCTGATTCAGGCCCTGTGGCGCGGGCACTCGGCTCGCAAGCAGATGGTTTGGAAGGACTGCTGCATGTGCCTGGCCCACCGCATCTCTCCCATCAAGACGGACGTTGGGTTTATGTGCAAGGAGTGCTCTCGCGATGGCCCGTTCGCCGACCTCATTGGGATGGATGACCCGTGGGAGTGGCACCGCGCGGAGAAGTAGAATTAGGTAGACGCAAAAACCTCACCGTTTTTGCATTGCATACGCCTTGTTCAGACCAGTAACCTCAAACAGAAGGTGAAAGGAAGCACCCGCAACAAAGAGAGTCACCCACTTTCCATATCCTCCCACAACCTTCTCCACAGCCCAATAAATAGGAAGGAGAACAAGACCAACAACAATAGCTTCAAACAGAACGCTCATTGTATCAAAAACGGATTTTTTTGTGATAGGATATGGATAGTGGGAAAATGAATATTCACGTCGCACTTCAAAACACGCTTGTCCAGTTTGAGGGGATCAGGGTTGATCACATCAACAAGGAGGGAACACTTTGGACCATCAAGATCACGAAGGGAGATGCCGAGATGGAGTTTGAGATCGATGAAAGGGTTCGCGTTGTGTGCTTGCTTCAACGCAAAAATCTGGGGTACAAGTCTGTGTCCAGATTCATGAATGTATTTGTGGAGGAAATCGAGATGACAGAGGAGATTGATGAAGATCCAATGAATCCTGTTCGGGACTAGATCTTATCCACCTTGTCCGCCACAACCTTGTCTAAAACAATTTTTTCATCTCGCTTAGCTTCACATTTATGAATCTCAGGGAGCTGACACGACACGCAGAAAGACTTTCCACACGAACACTTGAACTCAAGATGAGTCTTCTTTTTACAGCAGGAACACTTCATTCTTCTCTTTCTTTGTCTGAGAGAGAATCACAAATTCCTTTTTATTATTGCAGTCACAGTCCTTCGTCTTACACGGAACGGCACAGGGGTCTCCTCTGCGAAGCTTCTTCGGACAAGCCAGATGACGAAATGCCTTCTCGCGATAGATACAGCCCGTCTCGCACAACGACTTGACAACCTTCGGAAGAGCGCAAGCAGTACGGTTCATTTTCTTGTGACTGAAACTGAGAATTCAGATTTCGTTTTTATACACAAAAGGATAATGAAGATCTTGTACACCACAGTAGTGGATCAAGGTGTTGACTATTCTTCCAAACACTTTGCCGATGAAGTTGCTGCTTATCTCGCAGACCCAGATGGTTGGCGATCAGAAGGATACAGTTTTGTTCGGAGCCGAAATCCAGATGTTGTTATCCATTTATCGACACCCGAACAGCTTGGAAAGAACGGATGTCGTGATCCAAAGTTGTCTTGTGCGGAACTGGGGGGAAAACATATGTATCTGAACTCTATGCGATGGACGTCTGGAGCCTCTCCTAGTAAGTTGGAACTCAAGGATTATCGTCAATATATGGTGTCGCACGAGATGGGCCACATTCTGGGTCGTGATCACGTTGATTGTCCTCGTGAAAATGCTCCTGCACCAATCATGCTTCAACAAACGATTGGAATCGGTAAGTGTAAGCCCAATACAAAGCTTACACTCAACGACCGTAAGAAGTAACAATGCTCTATCTTCTTGTCCCGATCGGAAATAGTGAATGGCAGGATATGCGTATCTTTACTTCTTTTTCCGCAGTCGAGCAGGTCGTCGATCGCGAAGTAAAGAATCGTCGGACGAATAAGCTTCCTGATGCATGGTGTTCTGTGATTGCCTATGATGGAACAGACGAGCTGAGTCCTGTTTGGGGATATTACATCATTGATGGATATCTTCAGCGATTTGCAATTACTCAGTCACCTTAAGAATCATCACACCAGCCGCGATCAGTGCAATCGCGAAGAAGTCGTGAAGATGGAGTACTTCTTTGAATAACATGGTTCCCACAACCGTTGTAGCCACGACAGAAAGTCCTGACCACAATGCGTTGGTCATCGCCATACCAGTTCCGTTAAATGTGAGGCGCAGAAGATAGCCTACAATTGCGTAGAAGAGAACACCTGCTGCGAAAAATGCTGTGTTGTCTATGCTTCGCTTGAAGCAAGACATTGCAAGCGTTTCCAATAGCACGATCAGCAATACATACCAATATATACGGGGGATTCCCATTTACCTTATATGAATTATCTTTCTTAGTTGGAGTACGCAAGACCACCCATACCGCTCATGATGCGGAAGATGTTGTAGTTCACTGCATAGATGCGGAAGTTGTACGGATATGCCTTGCTAGGGAAGGTTCCAGCTGCACCCGTCTTGCTGTCAAACACGAGCGTCGCGTTGTCAATGCGAGAGAAGTTGCAAGTGCCAGACGGCTGGTGCTCCTCGGGGCGAACGGCGAAGGAATAGACGTTGATCGGGTTCGGGGCGCTGACAGGAACAACACTAGCCTGCCCGATCGTAGCGCTATAAGCGCCACCCGTGTGGTGCTGGTAGGGCTGGACCTTCCAGAAGTAATCGCCGTAGCGCTCATCGAAACGATCCTGTCCATTGATCTGAAGGCGGCAGCGGTTCACGATATCATCGTAAGAGAACGGCTGCGTGTTTCCGGCTGGAGGAGACGCCGGAACATACGCAATCGGAAGACCGCAATCGGTCTTGCGAGCATCCTGGAACACCCAGATGAGTTCCTTGACAGGGTGGTTGAGGGTCAGGTCAATGCGCGCAGATGCAGTAGTGATCGTCTGCTGGCCAGTGTACTGGAGCTGCTCAATGAGATACTCATGGGACTCCTGCGCAAAACGACGACGCTCGTCCACATCAAGGTAGACATAATCAATGTAAAGAGCTATATCCTTCAGCTGAGGAAGAGAGGCAGCGGCACTAGAAAGTCCAGTCAGGGGGCCGAGAATCAGATCAGTTGCATCACCCAGAGTGATGTTAAAGCGAACCTCGTGATACTGGAGGGCGATGAGGGGGAGCGCAAGACCAGGATTGCGGTTGAACCAGAACTGAAGAGGGACGTAGAGAACGTCTGGGCGACCAGTACAACTCGCTGCATCGGAATAACCATCAGTGAACTTGCCGCCAACCATCAGGTCCAGTTTCATAGCCGTATCGTAATCGGCCGTAAGAGTCTCCCAGAGGTAAAGCCACTCACCATAATGACGATCGATGATCTGACCGCCAATCTCAACCTCAATCTGCTTGAGCATCAGGTAACCGAGGCGACGCTGAGCACCGGCTGTCCACTTGATGTCGGGATCGCGCGTTTCGGGGAGAACGATCTCTACATAGGTCTTCCAGACAAGGTCAGCATTGCGGTTGACGGTAGCAACGATGCGCTGGCCATACACAGGCGCGCCAGTGAAGTTCACACGGAACGCCTCCAAGGCGAAGTTAGTGTGACGCTTGTACAGAATCTTCCAAAACGTAATGTGGGGATTGCCAGTGAGGTAGGCATCCTGGGCACCATAGGCAACGAGCTGAAGTAGACCACCACCCATTTGTGTTTATACTTTGCGAGGATAAATTCTACTTGACCAGACTCCGCATTTGTCTGTTGAATATATAAATGGAAGCGGGAACTCGCGCCTATCGCAAGAAGTTTAATAAATGTGTGAAATCAGTGCGGAAATCTGTAAAGGCACGTCCTGGTTCTAACAAGGAGTCTGCGGCGATCGCTATCTGTACGAAGAGCGTGCTTCAGACGCGTGGTCGCACGATGAAGAGGTATCGCAAAGGACGTCTGGTCACTCAAAAGAAAAAGTAAGTATTGTAAGACATAAATGGAGTACCAAGATCTTCAAGAGAGGCTTCAAAATGTGAGGCGTTCCAACAAACAACAAAAAATAAATGGTCTGAAAGCTGTTGCATTGGAGTTGGGCAGCAGCGCTGAACCGCAATTTGATATTCGTATCAATGCGCAATCTACACTCGGTGCGTTAAATATTCCTGAAGTTCCGGGAGATGAAGCTAACTTCAATGACTGGTTGGATAATGAAATAACAACGTATATCAACATTCTTGAAAAGAAAGTTGCAGATTCATACCGAATGGATGTGGAAGAAGGTGGACGTCGTAAGCGTCGTCGTGGAACTAAGAAGAGTCGTTCCAAGAACAAAAAGACTCGCAAGAGTAAGTAAATGGCTCTTCAACTTGTTTTAGATAACTGGAGACAGAGATTGGATGCGATTCAAAACCCCTCGCTGGAAGCGTTAAATCAAGCTCTTGAAGAAACCGTAGAACAGCTTGCTCCAGCCGTAGGAATTGATGTAGAAAATTTGAAAACACTTATCTATTTCCTCGACGAGATACAGTTGCGTGAACTTCATCAACAAGCTGTTGAAAATCGAGTAGAGGCTGGGGCAAATGAAAATGTTGCACAAGTAGAAGCTGCTCGTGGTATTCGCGATGAAATTAGCGAGTTCCTCGGTGGAATTCAAATTATGAATGTCAATCAAGACAATATGCAACAGGATGGTGGGCGTAGACGTAGACGTCGTCGTACCACTCGTCGTCGGCGTTAAAAAAGCGAGCGAAGATATAAATGGCGGACAACATTCATCACGGACTCAGCGAGGAAGACATGGCTGACAACCTCCAGAGGATTTCAAATCCCCTTCGCGCACTAAAGGCCAGTTTAGATGGTGGAAATGCACTTGACGAGGTCAAGGCCGCACTCAATGCTTTTGTGGAGGTACATGAGGAATGTATGGCAGGCGATGTACCCGACCCCGAGCCGTGGGAAGGATACACTGGCGTTGGATTTGGATTAGGAAACGTGTTCGATAAAAAAGTGGATTACATTTATGGAGTGGCTATTTCGGCTATAACAGCAGATAACGTTGCACTGGCACGTAGCTCTGTTTTGCGTAGACTAAATGATCTTATTCCTATGATTGACGCACACGAAGCAGGACCTGCAAACGAGGACGTGGAAATGAATGGTGGTCGTCGCAAGAAACGTCGTGGAAAGAAGACGAAGAAGACTAAGAAGGCACGTCGTTACACCCGACGCCGTTAATTGCAAGGGCTTCACGACACGCCATTTGCTCTGCCTTCTTCCGCGTGCTTCCGACTCCGTAAGCGATATGTGCACCAGACCCATCGCAAACGGCAACCCGAATCTCGTTGAGTTTCGTGTCGTTAGAAAGCATCACATAAGTTGGAGTACAACCGAGTGTCTTCTGACAATACTTTTGGAACAAATCCTTATAGTTCGTTCCTGAATTGACCACCTCTTCAATATCCAGATACGCTTCCATCACTGTCACAACGAATGCGTAGACGATATGAAACCGATTTCCACAATCGGTCCACAATGCTCCAAGAAATGCCTCGAAGATATCTCCGAGTTTCTTAGAGTTGTTCCGTCCATTGATTGCGACAGATTCCTCGTTATGTCTGCTGATGACATAGAACCGGTTCAGTCCAATCTTCTTGGACAGATCCCCCAGTCTCTCGTTATTGACCAGTTCCTTGCGAGCGTCGGTAAGGAAACCCTGCTTTCGCTCGGGATATTTGCGACGAAGATAGGTGGCCACACAAACACCCAGCACACTATCTCCCTCAAACTCCAGACACTCGTAGGACTCGTCTTGAAGAGGCATGACACCCGAAGGACACGGCGCGAGTTGCGCAGGGTCTCCATTGGGAGTTGTATACTCAGATCTGCGGACATAGGTCGTATGAACCATCGCAGTTTGAAAGACTTTCTGATTTTGGACTCGGTAATGCGGAAGACCGTGCTTTCGGAGGATTGCATGAATATCACGCTCATTGAAATACCGGTTCCCTGAGTTGTAAGGATTATACACGTCGGCCATGTGTTTTCCTCTTGGATGATTTGTTCTTTTTCGTTTTTGTACCGCCGCGGTTGGGAACACCAGCCTTCCCATATGAAGTTCGAACCTGACTTGCTTGCGCGCCAATTGACCCCTTCTTTGCAGTCAGATAGGAAGCGATATTTTCTGCTACTTCCTTGGGCACCTTTTCAGAGAGGAATTCCTTTTCCGTTAACATGATATTCTGCGAACTTACGACACTTCCTTTCGTTGATGTGACTTTGTCCAGTTTCTTAATCATAACAGTGAGTATTTGAACCATGTCGTCCCTGAGTCGATTGCGCATTTCAGATGTCATTCCTCCTGCCTCGTCTGCCTCGTCAATTACACTTGAAAGCTCATCAACTCCACCTATATTCACGCCAACTCTGATAAGTCTTCGATCAAAATTTTCTAAATCACCTATAGTCATTTCAAAATAATCCTGATCTACGGGGTCATCGTCTCTGATTCTACGCAACTCATCGCGTGTTCCCACCAAATCCAGCCGTATGCGACCCTCGCGATTTACTCTTGCCATTTACTTTCTACCCCTAGTTTTTTTAGAACGTCTGGTCTTCCCTTTCTTACGACCACCACGAAGTTCCTTTGGAATCTTTGCAGGAGGATCAAAAAATTCTATAATCTCCAAAACATCTATTTCCGGAGTCAATATTCTCTTTGAAATATCACCTGAGCAATCAATCACGCGAACTGCTTGCTTTCTTTCCCCAAGAATAGGATAGAATGGAGCAAGATGGAATAAATCCTCACCATTTTCCTTCACCTTCATAATAATCATTCCGCAATGCAGGTTTGCTGACGCGTCTTTGAGTATTTTCGTAAGGTCGTCTTTGTCAATGAATCTTCCATCTTCATGCATATATGACTGTAACGTCAATCCAGTTCGTTCTACGATGTTGCTGATTGCATCAAAGTTGATTCCTTTCGTTGTGAAATTACGAACTGCGTAACGGACATCAAACTTCACGTTAAGATAACGCTCTAATACAAACATCGTAAAGAGTACGCATGTGTTTGAATATTCCATTCCTCTCTCTTTGAAGCCGCGAATGTCTGCTTCTTTGTCTTTTTTGATAAAAAGTTCAATATCCTTGTAGACCTCAGCTAAAAACTGATCCTCTTCACTGGTAGGAATCCCTCTTTGTTCACCAAGTGGTTCTGCTTTGGCCGCCACGTCGGCAAGGGCCTTGAACCTTTGATCCATTGTATTGATCATTTAAAAATATTGTGTTGGACCATATCATACACATTGATGGTGAAACCTTTGTACACACTGGCACTTCGGGCTTTACGCGTGAACCAAGAAGTTGGAGCGCACCTGACTAGAATCCAACACGGATTCCTGCCGGAAAAAAGTATCCAACAAACCCAACACACGATCTTAGAATTGCAAGAGATGCTCGCAGAAATGCAACAGGCACTCAAGGCACCCCAGACTTCGAAACACTTTATTCCTCTGAAATAGACTTCAAATCAAACGAATACTCTTTCGCCACCAACTTCGGCTCATGCCGACGCACAATCTCGCGAAAGACATCTTCTCCGTGCTCGGGAAGAATGTCTAGCAGATACTCTTCCAGTTGCTTTTTGGAAAGGGTCCAACCCTTCTTCCATTCCAGAGGCTTCTTGACTACAAACACCATCTTAGACTGATTCAGTTCAATCTTCTCGGGGAGTTCCTTCTCTCCGTAGGCAGCAGCAAGGTCCAGCTCCACAGATCCACGCTCCTCCCGAAGGCCCCGTGCGGTTGCATTGACTTCATTCAGCTTCTTCGTGATCTCCACATAACGCTTAAGAGGGGATGCAAGAGTCTCCATTGTACTTCTTTCTTTGAAGGACTTTAAAAATCCGTTTTTACCAAGTAATGATAAGTCGCTTTTCTACACCACGAATTGGGTGCGTGGTTGTCAAATAATTGACTCCGTGATTCGGGAGTTGTTCTCGCACGAGTGCCTCGAGTTCAATGTTGCACTCACAGCAGTTGCGAGCAAAGAAGTATTCGTATCTAGAAAGACCCTTTGTTTTTGCTTCTGCGACCCCTGCAAGGACGGCCTGAACAAGTTCTTCCATTTGCTTATAACAATAGAATGTCTTGGCTAGATACCGACGAGGTGGAAAATCTCCGGAAGGTCTACAACAAAGAACATCCCAAAGAAGCCGAAATCCCGCAAGGAGACACAGAAGAAGTATGGGAGCAACTTCAGGCCCGTCTTCGTGCGAAATGCAAAACAGGTCGTGCAGAATGTATTGTTGCTTCTCTCCTGAAACGTCCTCGCGCTCCGAAAGAATGGTCGTTGAATCGCTACGAATGGTTGTCGAGTGATGACATTGATGCGATTGAGAAGAACTACAAAGAGGTATTTCCCGATTATTTCTATGTTGGTTCTGTTCCCATTGACTTTGACCTTCAAGATGAGACTCGCAAATGTCTCGTATCTGCTTTGTGCGCTATGAAACTAGAAGAGCTCTATAAGAAAGGAAAACACAGAATTGGGATTGTTATCAACACAGATCCTCACGATGGACCTGGCCAGCACTGGGTTGCAGTGTTTTGCGATATCCGTCCTGAACTTGAATATCCGCGATTTACTTACTTTGATTCGTATGCGATGAAGCCGGAACCTGAAATCAAAAAGCTTATGCGCCGTTGGAAGAAGCAGTGGGATGAAACAGGTATCCATAAGAATGGAATGAAGCTCACCTACAACAAGACTCGTCATCAGTACAAGGATTCGGAATGCGGTATGTATTGCGTCTATTTTCACTACGCGTGTCTGATGAATATACCTATGGGAACTCGTATTCCCGATGATGTTATTAATGGGTTCCGCAATCTTCTGTTCCGCATGCCTAAAATAGAATCAAACGAGTAAGTAATGAAGAAGGTGCTTTTGGCAGCCCTATTAGCGGCATTTCTTGTGTACGTAGTTTACGATACATTTCTCGCAGGATCCGTCGCGATGAAACGAGGACGTCTCTGTGATTACACTGCTGCGGGTTCTGTCTATGAAGACAT